ATGAAAAGACCTTTATGCAGAACCTGTAGGATTAAACCTAGGTCATACGCCTATAAAAAAGCTAAAAAGATTTATTGGCGTAGCGAGTGTGATTCCTGCATTCGTAAGAAAAACAAGCAAAAAACAGGATCTGCTCCAAAATGGCTTCAAGCAGGATACCGTAAAAAAAATAAGTGTGAATTATGTGGTTTTAGATCCAGTAAGCCCATACAAATGGATGTGTATCATGTTGATGGAAACAGAAACAATACTTCCGTATATAATTTAAAAACTATTTGTGCTAATTGCCAAAGATTGAAATCTACGCTGAATCTCGGTTGGTCTCTTGGAGATCTGGAAGTAGATAATTAGTCATATCATATATTTGCTTGTATAAAGATTCAATAGTGTTTGTATTTTCTAGAACATAATCGTAGTCAGCTCCAATCCAATCCCATTCTGATTTGTGTGCGCCTGCCTCAATCATTTCTTGTTTGTTTGGCATTTTTGTACGTTTCACTAGCACAATTTTTCCGCCTTGAGCTCTAATTTTTTTAATTTCGTTTATAAATCTTGTGTCTGAGATTACCGTGTGTTGCCCTTGATATCTTGCCATGCACGAATCTACCCAAATAGAATCCAACATGTTTGCCCGGCATACTTCTGTGCCAAAATACTGTAGTACCCAACGTGGAGTTACCTCTTTGCCAAATTTTTTACTCCAAAAAATATCGGGCTGTTCTCTCCATGCTCTCGATTCTTTAGTGTTGCCTTCTACTAATTCTCTGTTCCAACCAAATATATTAGACACAGCGTCTTTCAATGATTTTGCGAATGAGTCTCTTTTAAATCCGTGGTGAGAAACTAATCGTTCTGCCACAGTATCCTTACCAGATCCTATCAACCCAACTAAACCTATTAACATTTAAACAGTTTAGCAGGATTTTATTCTTTTTTCAAGTTCTATTTTTGTTTCTCTGATTGTTTTTAGTATTAGTTCTTTGATGCTTTTGGAATTAGCAATGGTTGCCATGTTTTCTAGACCGATTACCATTTCTTCTAACTCTTCGTAGGTGAGATTTTGTATTTTTTTATATTCTTGAGCCATGATGCTTGCCTTTGCAGTTATATTACTTTATTTTATTTAATATGAAAAGAAAATGAATTAACCTATAACAAAACTATAAGGAGTACCGCCTTCGACATAGTTATTAATTTCTAGGTCTAGTTTTTCCATCTCGGCTATGCCTTGTTGTTTAAGCTCAGCACCGTTTAATGTAGTACCGCCTTGTGGTCCTGCTATGGTATTAAATTTGCCTCGGGCTTCACCTAACATTGTTTTACAAACTGCTAGAGTGTAATCTCTAATCCACGGTTTAGAATAGATATCTCTTAATAGTGTAATGTCTGGTCTAAAATTGTCTGTATGCATTAGTACTGTTTCGTTGTCTGCTCTTGGTCTTTGAGTTATAGTCAATGTTTTAGTTGCAACATCAAAGTGGTGTTGAATAAATGACCCAAACATTTTTCCTACTAATTCTTGATATGATGCAAAAGCGTAGTAGGTTGCTAATCCACCAGTTGCTCCTGCTCTTAAAAGATATGTATTTGTATAGGCTAAATTGAATGGCTCAAATAGTGTGCCACCTTCTCCACCTTCGGTTCTTGAACCTACTGTTCTTCTCATGAGCTGTCTTACGTTGATAATTTCGTCAGGTAGAATATATTTGTTTTGGTTTTTGGCCAGCGTGAGATGAGCGTATGATTCTTCAACAGCATTAGATGATCGTTGACGGAATCTGTTTACGGCTCTTTCTAGTGCAGTTTCGTAGTGTTTTGGGTCTAATTCAACCTCAATCATTCCGTCACCTAGACTAAGTTTAACGTACTCAAATACCTCTTGTTGCATAGTTTGTAGTTCTGACATACACATATTTACCGTTAGACTCATTACAATAAATATACATGATATGCCACGACTATCAATCTTTAAGCCAGAAAAGGGCAACGACTACAAATTTTTTGATCGCAACATCAAAGAGATGTTTACTGTAGGCGGAACAGACTTACATCTACACAAATATCTAGGGCCATACAAACAGGGTGACACAGGCAAAGACGGAGCGGCATCTCCAACACAGCCAAACTATGCTACCAGTGAAACCAATGAAAGAACCATACAAGATCTGTTGTTTTTAGAAAACAGAGATAGACAATATTCACCAGATATCTACACAATAAGAGGCATTTACAATGTGCAGGACATAGATTTTAATCTATCACAGTTTGGTATGTTCTTACAGAATGATACAGTGTTTTTAACTGTACACATGAATGAAATAGTAGAAAGACTTGGCAGAAAACCTATGTCTGGAGACGTGGTAGAATTTCCACACATGAAAGAAGACTATTCGTTAGATGCTTCTGTTCCTATTGCTCTAAAAAGATATTATGTGGTTGAAGATGTCAACAGAGCCGCAGAAGGATTTTCACAAACTTGGTGGCCACACCTTTTAAGATTAAAATTAAAAACTCTAGTTGACTCTCAAGAATTCCGTGATGTTATTGGCGACGCAACAACAGAAGGAAGTCTAGCCAGTTACATGTCAACTTTTAACAAAGAAAAATCCATTAACGATGCTATCGTCAACCAAGCAGAAGCAGACTCGCCGAAATCAGGATTTAATTACAAACAATACTATGTGGCTCCGATTGATGAGCGAGGCAATATTAGATTAGACGGTGCAAACAATGAAACATCTCGTGCCAGCTCCAGCCAAACAGTTAATGCAGTGTTAGACACACCAGCAAGTTCACACTATGGATTTTACGTGGACGGTGACGGCGTGCCACCAAATGGTTATCCAGCAGGCTTTGGAACTTCGTTTCCAACGTCTAATTTTGACAAAGGTGACTACTGGTTAAGGACAGATTTCTTGCCAAACAGACTATTTCGTTATGATGGGCTTAGATGGGTCAAAGTGGAAGACTCGGTCAGGATTACTTCGACCAACAATGATAGTAGGGCTAATTACAAAACAAAATTCATCAATGAATCAAACACAACTACTATTAACGGTTTGACAGTTGAGCAGAGACAATCTTTGACAGATGCTCTAAAACCAAAGGCTGACAATTAAGATGTTGCATTTTTATGATGGTCAAATAAGGAAATTTTTAACTCAATTCGTAAGAGTTTTGAGTAATTTTTCTGTAGAAACAGGTAAAGGATCTGATGGTTCAATTAAATTGAGAGCAGTTCCTGTAGTTTATGGAGACATGACTAGACAGGTAGCAAATATTATAAGAAATAATTCTGAAAATGCTTTACAATATGCTCCACGAATTGCCGCATACGTAAATGCACTGGATTATGACAGAGAGAGAATGCAAAATCCGTATCATGTCGAAAAACAACATTTAAAAGAAAGAGAATTTGATGCCACCACCGGCGAATATACTGAAGGACTGGGTGCTGGATATACAGTGGAAAAAGTAATGCCATCTCCTTTCCGTTTAAATGTATCTGCAGATATTTTTACTACCAACACTGATCAAAAATTACAGATAATGGAACAGATCCTTTATCTCTTTAATCCGGATTTTGAAATACAAAAATCAGACAACTATATTGATTGGACCTCTTTAAGTTATATAGAATTGACAGATATAACATTTTCGTCTAGGACAGTTCCGGTAGGAGCAGACACAGAAATTGATGTTGCATCTTTAAGATTTTCTATGCCAATATGGTTATCACCACCAGTGAAAATATCTAAATTGGGTGTGATACAAAAAATTATTATGAGTATGTATGATGATGATGGCGGAATTACAAAAGGTCTGATTGATGGTTCTTTAATAAGCAGAAGTTTTATCTCTCCAAACAATTTTGGATTGTTATTGACTGGAAATCAAATTAGACTATTAGGTACAACTGGCGTAAATGTATCTTCGGGTGGCGATGGATTCCAAACAGGTGCAAACGAGCCTAATAATTATGATCCATTTGAAACTTTTGGACCACCAGTGAACTGGAATATTCTTTTGAATCAGTATGGCAAAATTACAAACGGTACTTCACAAATTAAATTACAACAAGAAAATGGTAACGAAGTTGTAGGCACAATATCCACAACTCCCTTGGATGAAACTATATTACTGTTCAACATAGATGCAGACACTATACCAGCTAACACGCTAACTGCTGTGGTAAAAATTATCAATCCGTTAACATTTGATCCATCTGCTAACGGCACACCGGCAAATGGTACAAGATATCTGGTTACAGATTCTATAGGAGATTCAACTAACACCATTGATGCTGTTGCTTGGGGCAATCTTAGAGCAGGTATAAATGATATTGTTCAATATAACTCTACTACAGGCAAATGGGGTGTTGTGTTTGACGCATCAAACCCAGATTCTACACAACATTATGTAACTAATTCTAATACAGGTATTCAATATCGTTGGAATGGAGAAACTTGGCAGAAGTCATATGAAGGTATCTACACACAAGGCAAATGGACTTTAATTTTACCAGGTGGTTCTTCACAGTACGATGCAGGTCCTGACACAGGGCAATCAGGTTCTGGTTCTAACGTCACATACCCATAATAACTAATAATATGGATCAAAACATCATATGCTCCGGAGCACTTTTCTATGCTACCGGCACTAAAAGATTTTTATTCCTTCAGAGAAACAGTCTCAAAACTCGCGATACATGGGGACTAGTAGGAGGGCGTGCTCGTAACTCAGAGTCAGCGTTTGAAGGATTGAAGAGAGAAATACAAGAAGAAGTGGGGCAGACTCCTGCATTTAAAAAAGTTATTCCTTTAGAATTATTCACGTCCAATGATCAAAAATTCTTTTTTCATACCTATGTGGTAGCAATTGAATCAGAATTTTTACCTAAACTAAATGATGAACATTCGGGATACTGTTGGACTGCATTTGAATGTTGGCCTAAAAATTTACACGTGGGTCTCAAGAACACATTAAACAACAAGGCCATCAAAGGCAAGTTACAGACTATTTTAGATTTGATAACTTAATTAACCAGCACTTATTTTTACAGTACCGTTGTCATTCCAAAGTTGGCCTGCATTACTAGGATCACTTGTTGGTAAGTCCGTTGCCATTACTTTTCCGGAATTGTTTACCATCAGTGTGCCGTTGTCGTCTGGTAGATCGATGTTTCTTTTTGTAGTTGACTTGCCTGACAAGAAAGTCTTTTTGCCATCTTCTGTCTGTAGGCACAATGGCACATCACGGTGACAATAAATGGCGTTGTTTGCAACGGTCAATAATGGTTTGTGCTGTCCGTCTTTTCGACCAATAATTTCTATCCTGCTTTGGTCTTTACCCTTTTTATTGTCTTTGATGCTTCCTTTGATTGAACCTATTCTGATACTTTCTCCGGCATCGTTCTCGCCAGTGAACTCTAGCCAAGTGTCTGCATTGATTTGTATGTTTTTTCCTACTTTAAACATATAAAAATATCTACTAGTTGTTGGTTCTAACTACGCAAAGTACCATTCCGATACTATCATCATTTTTGTCTTCAAGGGCTCTACCAATTACGTGGAAAGGATTTATTGTATCTGAATCCGTTACACCTCTTGCTGTGCCTTTAGTAGATGAAGCAACAAGTCTTTGACCTTTGCTTACTTGTCCAGTTACTCTTACTGGAGTTCTTCCTGTCATTGCTACAAAAGGATGTGAATCGTTGTTACCTGCACCGGCGTTCATCGCATATGCTGGTTTTTGTGATACAACACCAAAAACAGTGTCAGATAATTCTGCGTCAACTTCTGTTATTTCTTGTGAACCACCTAGCATTACTACTGCGCCTTCTGCCATTGGAGCATCTGCGGCAAATCTCTCCGCGACATCCGCATATAATGCCGATGTTGAAACTGCGTGTACTACATTACATCTCACGTCAACTAAATCTCCTGTTAACGCTAATGAAGTGTCGTTGTCTGCTCTTTTGAAAGCAGTAAAGGCTCCGCCTGCATTTCCAAATGTTGTCGTACCGTCATCTGCAAATCCTTCATCCCATACCCAGAAAAGAGCTTTTTCAGTGGCGGCTGATGTTGCACCTCTGTTTACTTTTATACCACTGTAAGATGGCATTCCTGAGTTTGCTGAAACGTTTCTGTTTACTTCGATTATGTTGTCTTCAACTGAAAGTGTTGATGTGTTTATTACTGTTTCAGTTCCGTCAATTGTAAGGTTACCTGCAACTCTCAAGTTGTTTGTAATAACTGTTTCACCTGTTGCTGTCAATGTTAAAAGTCCTGAAGAAGCGATGACCAAGTTTGTTCCATCACCTTCGATCTTTTCACCTGCATCACCAAAAACTATTCCTTTTGCTGATGGAAGTATTACATCTGTCAATGGTGAAAGATTAATGGCACCTGATGCCGCTGTAACAGTTAAGTGTGTTCCATCTGATGCTATCTTCTCGTTGGCATCAACGAACTCTAATGGTATGTTGATAGGTATGACTACTGCCGCACCTGCATTCAACTGTATGTCATCACTTGAATCAATTTTTAATAGTGCTCCAGTACCCTCGATCTTTTCGCCTGCATCACCAAAAACTATTCCTTTGTCATTGGCCATATGTACATCTGAAGCTGTTGCTAAATTGATTTTACCACCTGATGTGATTGTGAAATCAGTGTTGTTGGTTTCAATGTGTTCTCCACCATCACCAAAAACTAAACCTACTGCATTTGGAATGTGTACATCTGTCGTTGCTGTTAAATTAATTTTTGCACCTGAGTTGATTGTTAAATCAGTTCCATCTGATTCAATCTTCTCATTGGCATCTACAAATTGTAATCCTTTGTTGGCCGGTATAACTACATCTGATCCTGCGTTTAATAGAATGTTTCCAGTTCCTTTGGCAGTGATGTTTATTGGAACGTTTGTTTCTCCACTTGCTCCTAGGATTGGACCGTTGCCTGTTGCCGCATTTGTAATTTCTAATTCATTTACTGCTGATGCAGTTGTTTGAAAGATAACCGACTCATTTCCATTTGCATCTGCAATGAATCCTGCGTCTGCTATTTTTGGTGCTGTTAATGTTTTGTTAGTTAATGTTAGTGTCGCCGCCGCTTGGTCGTCTACGTACTTCTTGTTTGCGAACTGTCCGTCTGCACTTGGTGCCGCTGTTGCACCGCCGACGATTGTGTTGGCTGAAGCTGATATTACTATATCACCTACTTCTAATCCGTTGTTTACTCTAAAATTTCTTGTTGTCATGGTTCCATATCTCCCGCATGATTGTTAATATTAAAAGTATTTATGCTGATAGGGGTATTATTCTGCTAGACAGTTGATTCTGTAGGCGTTTACTACAGTAGAACCACCCGAAGTTGAGGATATTGAAAGTTCTATGCTGTTGTCTGCGTCTGATTTGAAGTCACCGGTAAATTCTAACTGTGTGGTTTCCTTGCTTGACACGAAAGGTCCTTGTGATACACCCGCTTCCCCCGGTGCTCCTGAAACGTAAACCTCCTGCACACTGAACACACCTTCTGTGGCATTCTTGCCCACAACATAGTATACCGCACCTGTGGCATCATCTAGATCGAAGTCGTCAAATGCAGTTGCACTGGAACTTACTGTTGTGGCGCCAATTATCTTTTGGTTGCTGTTCGATACTGCCGTCATCGAATCTGATAGTAAAGTTTTGTGTATTTTCAAACTTAGATTTGGTGTCAATCCAGCCGCACTCACAACAACGTTGTCTCCTGAGATGGCCGCTGACAAGGTGATCATGTCGTTGTTGCCGGTGTTTATCGTACCATACTGTGCTATGAAAGCGTTGGTCCCGTCATGCACAACCAGTGCCTCCGTGACCCCTGTCTCTGTCTTGGCATTGTCGTCGACCAATATGGAATACTTGGCGGCCCTAAACGATGCGTGTGCGAATGTGTCAATGCTCTCTGAGGCAGAGTCAACATCTGTGTTTGAAGTTGTGATCGTGACACCTGCAGTTGCGTCGGAAGTGTTGGCCCTTGAGATCGGAATCTTGTAGTAACTGACCCTGGAGTCTGCACTAGGGGCCACTATTTTCACCCTTACCTGGGAACTGGATATGTCAGCCGATGTTGTTGGCAATGTGTTGTCTGTCCCAGACGCACCACCCCTGGCACCACTTATGAAAGCGTCACTGTCGTTATGTGCAACACAAAAAACTGATGCACTGCTATGATCGTTTGTGAGGTCAGTGAGCGCCATGAAGTAGAATGCCATGTCTGCACTTGTTGATTGGAAGTAGTCTACTGTCCTCGCAGAGGTTCCGACCGATTTATTGTTCTTGACCACTGCCCTTGTGTCATCTGATGCTGTTGCTGTAGACGAACCGAATGACATTGTTCCTGATCCATCTGTTTTTAATACGTCGCCAGCACTACCGTCTGCTACTGGCATCTTGAATGCCGTGCCTCCAGATGTGAAAATTAAGTTTGTGCCATCTGATGAAACTGATTCGTTTGCATCGTGCAACTGTAATGTTGGTGTTCCACCACTGTCTGTTAATAGTAATCCTGTGTCGTGAACGTGTGTTAGTGCTATTTCATCATTGGCACCAAATGATAGAATTGCTCCATCGTGCTGTAATTCTAGATCTTGTGTTAATGTTACATCTCCATCTGAACCTATTGCTATCGCATCTGTGTCGGATGTGTGTCCTATGCTTGTGCCATTAATGATCACATTGTCAACAGTTAAAGTTGTTAAGGTACCTAGAGAAGTGATGTTAGTTTGAGCGGCTCCTGTTACTGTGGCCGCTGTTCCAGATACGTTACCTGTAACATTACCGGTCAGTGGTCCAGCGAAAGCATCTGAAGTCACTGTGCCATCAAAATATGCGTCCTTGAATTCTAAACTAGATGTACCTAGATCTATTTGGTCATCGGTCACTGGAGTTAGTGCTCCATCACCGATTGTCAGTCTGCCTGATCCACCTGTTGCTATCGTTATAACATCTGAACCTGAGAACGTTATAGATGTGTTGGTGTCTCCATCACCTGCAATTGAATCCAGTTGTAATGATCCCACGTTTGTGAAGTTGGAGTCACCTAGGTCCAGCGTTCCTGTTACGGTTAGGTTTCCTGTGATGTCTGTGTTTGCATTTAATTTTATCGCACCTGTGCCCGCTGGATCAAGTGTAAGGTCAGCGTTGCTTGGAGATGCTATTGACGATCCAACTATGACTAGATCTCCTACAGATAGATCAGCAAATGAAAGTGTACCACTTCCGTCTGTCTTTAAGAATTGTCCTGCGCCTCCATCTGATGTGGGATATGCTAATCCAGACAGTGTTGCCTGTCCAGATGAGATAAGTGTACCATCAACTACTACGCCTTCGTTGATGTTTATTGCTGTTGAATCTGCTGAAGTTATTGTTGTGCCACGTATTGTAATTGCATCTAGCACAATGTTTCCTGTGCCTGATGTGGTCAATGTAAGATCTGCGTTGGTGGGTGCGACTAAATTTGTGATAGAAAGGTCACCCTCTGCACCAAACTCAAGGGCGGTTCCTGCCGCATTTACTTTTATAATTTGACCCGCCGAACCAATAGATGTTAAACCTGTACCACCAAAGGCGACTCCTACGGTCTCTCCCGATTGGAATTCTGCCATCCCAGTGGCTACATTTGAGCTGTTAAAAACAACTCGTACTGGTGTTTTATTTGCCATAGTTTAGTTCTGTGCTCCGCCTTGTTAAACTTACGGAATGCATTTCCTTTTAACTTATGTGTATTTAAGCAATTGAATTAGAATTGAAATAGAGTAATACCAGCGGCACCCGATGCCGATAGTGCTGTACCATCAGACAGTGTAAAAGTTTGGCCCGCGTCTGTGTAAACAGGTACGTCCTCGACAGTGGCATTAAATTCTAAACTTAACGAGGCAGTTGTTGCCAGGATTTGTGCGTCTGTAAGTACAGAGCTTCCGTCACTTACAAATATCCCCACAGTTTGCACCGGTCGTATTGCTGTCCCAGTGGTTGCTCCTGTCAATGAAATACCGTTGGCTCCCACTTTTGAACCAGCTGGCAGTGTTGCTCCTGTTGCCGCTATAGATAATGCACCTGATCCATCTGAACTTATAGTTGCTCCGCCTAAGTCAATAGTTTCCGCGGCCAGGTATGCAGTCTGCCATCTTCGAGTTGGACTACCTAGTTGGTATACACTGTT